CTCTTTCTATGACAGCTGCCAACACCGCAAATTTAACTCCTGGGCGTGCATTGTATGACCTTCTCATAACTTCACCTGCTGGAGTTAAAACAAGAGTAATAGAAGGGATCGTAACGATAACACCAAGTGTAACAAGATAATATGGCGATTAATGCAAGAATTAACACGACAGGTTCTATTGGTCGTGCGATTATAAAGTCATCGCCTAAGACGGCAATTGCGGCGGATACATTTGCGCCAAAACCTAATGTAAGTATTAATGAGGTGCGTGGTATTTCGACCACAGGTGTAGAGAATGGATTTACTCTAGTTTTTAACTCGACAACAGATAATTTTGAGGCACAGCCGGCATCGAATGTGGCTGTCAATATAACACAAATAACCGGGGGCACCTTCTAATGGCCAATACTGTAATTCAACTAAAATTTTCGACCGCAACAGCAACGCCGACCTCACTTAATATTGCGGAACCTGCCTACTCGTATGTAAGTAATACTCTCTTTATTGGTAGTCCAGATAGTACCGGGGCCATTGCAATTGGTGGTAAGTTTTATCTAGACCAACAACAGATAATCTTTGATACTGCCAATGCGGCATTTGCATCTGCCAACAATTCTACTAAAGCAAACTCTGCATTCGACCAAGCAAACGCTGCATTTGAAGTTGCAAACTCTGCGGCAATTGCAGCCAACACACCAAGTCATGTTGCAAACTCAGCTGCCATCTATGCAAACGGTGCCTTCACTGCCGCAAATACCGCAGACAGTAAAGCCGTAACTGCTGGTTCTTATGCCAACTCTGCGTTTGTTCATGCAAATTCTAGTTTTGTTCATGCCAATGCTGCATTCAATCACGCCAACTCAGGATTCAATCAAGCCAATACTGCACAAGATACTGCTGCGGCTGCGTTCATTCGTGCAAACAATTCTATCAATGCAAATACAGGTGGTACAATATCTGGTGACTTAACAATTACTGGTAATCTTATCGTTACTGGTGAAGAAATTGTTCAAAATGTTCACACAATTGCAGTTGAAGATTCTCTGTTTGAACTTGCAACAAACAATGCTGGTGATGGATTAGACATTGGTTTCTTTGGTCAATATGTCTCTGGTGGCACAAAATATACTGCCGTCTATCGTGACCATGATGATGGCAAGTTTAGAATCCTAGTTGATGGTACAGAAAAACCAACCGCAGGTAATACAGTCAATGCACAGTCATTCTCACTTGCAACTGTTGTTACGAATGTCGAAGCAAATACTGTTGTCATCAATGGTCAAAACATTGAGACATATACAACAAATGCCTACAATCATGCCAATGCAGGATTCACACAAGCCAATACTGCACAGGCAACAGGTACTGCTGCAGGTAACTATGCAAATGCGGCATTCTTAGTTGCCAATAGTGCATCCGTATCTGCGACTGCTGCATTCAATCACGCCAATGCAGGATTCAATGCTGCCAATACTGCTGATTCAAAGGCAGTAAGTGCTGGTTCATATGCCAACTCTGCATTTAATCATGCCAACGCCGCATTTAATACTGCAAATACTGATGTTACAACAATTACAACAACTGGTGGTTTCTATGGTAATGGCGCAACAATTGCCTCATTTACATTAGAAGCAAATGGTCGTATATCACAGGCCAACTCAACACTCATTGGAATTTCTGCATCACAAGTTACTGTCGGCACACTACCTGTTGCAAGAGGTGGTACTGGTGCAGATACATTTACAAACAATGGTGTTCTGTTGGGACAAGGCACAAGTGCATTTACTACTGCATCGTCTTCAACAGAAGGACATGTTTTAACAATTAATAATTCTGGCGTTCCAACTTTTGCACATCTGCAAGGTGGAACATTCTAAACAATGAAAAGGGGTCGTTATGAGTGTGGAATTTTCAAATGCTTATCAGGAGATTTTGCTTGATAACCTAATGGCAATCATCAAGCAGAATTTCATGTTTCAGACGCAATTGAAACTTGCAGAAGATACAGGAAAATCAAAAGCAGAAATACAAGCAAGATACGATGAGTTGTTTCAGGCACACGAAGCACTAAAAGACTTTAAGGCAAAATTAGAAGTAAATGCTTCTGCACACGAAGATAAAAGTCGTTTGCAAACTGCCTTAAACGATAGTATGAAAAAGAATACGGCATTACAAAAAGATTTAGAAGCAAAAGATACGGAGATTGCAAGTTTGAAAGAGTATATTGAAAAACTAGAAAACATTGCAAGTCCTTCTAAGTTGAAAAAACTAAATCCTGATAAATTTGTCGTAGAAGAAATGCCTGTAGAACAGCCCGCACCTGACCTCTTTGCAATTAAGGCCAATGACGGTAGCTCGTTCTAATGTCTAACACAATCATTGAATTACGCCACAGTTATGTTACTGGCAATGTGCCCAGTAGTTTGGCTAATGGCGAAATTGCAATCAATACCTACGATGGAAAACTATTCTATCGTGGCGGCGCTTCGAATACAATTCAAACAATTGAACGATACGAAGGACCAGCTGGTCTCGATACTGAAATTCAATTTAATGATTCTGGTATTCTTGGTTCTTCTGCAAATCTCACATTTAATAAAACAACAGGACTATTTCAAACTGGCAATGTAACTGCAAATACTGTTGCCACAAAAAGTTATGTTCAATTTGGTGATGGTACAAGACAGTATACAGCCAATGCAGGAGGTGGTGGAGGTTCAACAAATAGTTTTGGTACTGTAACTGCAAACAATGGCAGTATCATTGCAGACCAAGCAAACACAGAAATTACATTTGTTGGTGAATCAGGCATTTCTGTTTCTTCAAATGTTTCTGCAAAAAGAGTTATTGTGAGTGTGCCTGCAGGTTACACTTTTACTACTGCTGACTATGGTTTTGTTTACGATGATACCAATGTGGTCTACGATTATGGCACACTATAAATAGAAGAATATGGCGACACAAGTTCAACTTAGACGAGGTAATAACACACAGACCCTTGCGTTTACAGGTGCTGTTGCAGAAATTACCGTTGATACAGATAAAGAAACCGTAGTTGTTCACGATGGTTCAACTGCGGGTGGATTTCCATTGGCAAGAGAAGCCTCAGCAAACTCAGCTGGTGCTTATGCCAACTCTGCATTCGCAGCCGCAAATACGGCACAAGCAACTGCAACAGCCGCAGCAGGAGATGGTCTTGCATTTGCGATTGCTTTAGGATAAAATATGGCACAACCAACAACAAGACAACAATTCGTAGATTACTGCAAACGCCGACTTGGTTGGCCAGTCATTGACATTAATGTGGATGATGACCAAGTGAGTGACCGCATTGATGATGCTTTGCAATTCTTTGAAGACTATCATTTTGATGGTGTCGAAAGAATCTATATGAAGCATCGAATCACACAGGAAGATATCAATCGCCGTTGGATTTATTGTCCAGATGCCGTTACATTTGTTACCGGTGTGTTTCCTTTTGATGATTCAAATTCGTCAATCAATATGTTTGACCTTAGATATCAATTGCGTTTGCATGACCTCTATGACTTCACATCGGTATCTTATGTGTCATATGAAATTACCATGCAACACATTCGCACATTGAATCTGTTATTTTCTGGCACACCACAGTTTCGTTTTAATCGTAAACAAAACAAAATCTTTTTAGATGTTGATTGGGAAAGAGATTTCGAAGTAGGCAATTATGTTGTTATGGATTGCTATCGTGCAATGCGCCCAACAACACTTACACTTACTGGTACTGGCACTGCCGTAACAACTGCAAATACAGTCACAGGAACAAATACTGTTTTTGACCAAGAGTTATTAGAAGGCGACATTATTACACTAGGTGGTCAAGAATTGCAAGTCAATCAAATCATTTCACCAACTGTTCTGACAACTATTGGACCAGTTGCATCTGATGTTACAAATGGTACACTTACTAAACCAGGCAATTCAGATGTTTGGAATGATAGATTTCTTAAACAATATGCAACCGCACTCATTAAATACCAGTGGGGTTCGAACCTTTCTAAGTTTAGTGGCATTCAAATGCCAGGTGGTGTTACTCTCGATGGTGTTCGTATCATGCAAGAAGCAAGAGAAGAAATGGACAAAATCGAAGAACAAATGTTTAATTTCAACAGTCTGCCAAGTGAGATATTTACAGGTTAAAATGAATGGCAACAAATGTATTTTTTAATCCATTTCCATCTAGCCAGATAACTTCCGAGCAGCTGCTCGTTGAAGATTTGGTAATAGAGGCCATGCAAATTTATGGCATGGATATCTTCTATCTTCCTAGAGCAACAAGAGACCAGGTAGATTATCTCTATGGTGAAGACACACTCAAACAATATGTAACTGCCTATCCAATTGAGATGTACCTAGAGAATGTCACTGGTATGGATGGCGAAAGAGAATTCATTTCTAAATTTGGTTTAGAGATTCGTGACGAAGCCACATTCTTAGTTTCTCGCCGTAGATTTGCCGCAACAATACCATCACCAAGACCTTTAGAAGGCGATTTAATTTATATTCCCCTTCTACGAAATCTCTACGAAATTACAGAAGTCGAACATGAAAACGACCAGGCAATGTTCTATACACTTGGTCGTGGTCGTGGTGGTAATGTTTATGTGTATGCATTGAAACTCAAACAGTATGTGTTCTCAAATGAAATCATACAAGTTGGTGTATCTGAAATTGATGACCAAGTTCGTGATTACTATCCAAGAACAAATGTTGCACTACAGGCAGGTGGTACAGGTACATTTATTAATGATGAAATTGTATATCAAAGTGCCAATACTTTGGCAAATGCTACTGCGACTGCTGTTGTGCATGACTTCTTACCAAATTCACAAGTCACAATCTTCCGCACGATTGGTACATTTACGGCAGGTGGTACAATTAGAGGCAACACAAGTAATGCAGTATGGACAATTTCTACTGCCGATGATTTGACGCCACTCGACAACGCTTTCGAAGATATCATCGACAACAATCGCATTCAAACAGAAGCAAATGGCATCATTGACTTCTCTGAGACTAATCCATTTGGTGAGCCATAATGCTAGGTAACGCACAATACTATAATCGTTCTATTCGTAAGATTGTCGTTGCATTTGGCACAATATTCAATGACATTCAATTACAGAGATACACAAAAGATGGTGCAACTAAAAAAGAAATCTTTCGTGTGCCATTGTCATATGGTCCAAAAGAAAGATATCTAACCGCAATTACATCCGACCCAACACTGGTAAGAACAATTGGCGTGAATGTGCCAAGAATGTCATTTGAATTGACTGGCATGGCATATGACCCATCTCGCAAACAACAATCTCTCTTACAGAATTTTGCTCAGAATGCCAACGGTGGTCTGAATGCACAATATGTTCCTGTGCCATACGATTTCAATTTTTCAATGTCAATCTATGTGAGAAATACTGAAGACGGTACACAAATTGTAGAACAAATTTTACCATTCTTCAAACCTGACTTCACAGTTACGGTTGATATGATTCCTGACATGGATCAAAAGTATGACATGCCAATCATTCTCAATTCTGTGAACACAACGACAGAATATGAAGGTGCAATGGCCGATGGCACAACTCGATTGATTACATGGGATTTAGAATTTACTGTTAAAAGTTTCTTATGGCCATCAGTTAGAACACCAAACGGATTGATTGGTGCATACAGTTCTATCTCTGGTCGTTATGGACAAGCAAATACAAACATCTACATAGATACACAAAATCGTGATGCACAACAAGTAACTGTTGACTATGCAAATGGTAACAACTATTTCACAACAGGCGAAACGATTCGTGTTGACCGAACAGACGCAAATGAAATTACTGGTAAAGTTATCTACTTCAGTAATAGTAACACAGGCATTTTAATTGTAGGAGAACTCACGCAATTATTACAGGCAAATGATATTGTTGTTGGTGATTATACCAATGCAACATACAATGTGACAGCAGTATCGATTTCGCCTCTCAAAGCAGTAGCAATTGTAACCAAACCTGTGCCAGAGAATGCAGAACCAGATGACGAGTTTGGTTTCTCGACTACTATCACAGAATGGCCTAACACATTATTATGAAAAATCTAAATGAAAAACTTTCTGAAGCTCTAAACATCGAACCAATTGAATTAGAAACAACAACAGAAATAGTTGAAGTTAAAGATTCGGTTGAAGATGATGCTGAGTTTGCCAGACAAAACATTCGCAGTTTAATTGCCAAAGGCAATGATGCTGCATCTCACATTGTTGAGATTGCAAAGCAGTCAGAACATCCTCGTGCATTTGAAGTTGCCGCAGGTATGCTAAAGAATCTTGCAGACATGAACAAAGACTTGTTAGAAATTCAAAAGAGAAAACAAGACTTACAACCAAAACAAATCACGCAACAAAATATTAATGTTGATAAGGCAGTCTTTATTGGTTCAACATCTGAATTGATTAAGCAGTTACGAAATGAAAAATGATGGATATTTGGGAAATGAACGCCTAAAGAAAGTTGGCGTTGAGATATCTTTTACTGAAGAACAGTTAAAAGAGATTATTCGATGCACCGAAGATCCGGTGTATTTCATTCGAACATATGTCAAAATTGTCAATGTGGACAAAGGTCTTGTGCCATTTGACATGTGGGGTTTCCAAGAAGACATGGTTCGTGACTTCCATGAAAATCGTTTCTGTATCTGCAAAATGCCACGACAGGTTGGTAAAACAACCACGACAGTCGGTTACATGTTATGGTCTGTTTTGTTCCAAGACGATTACACAATTGCCATTCTTGCAAACAAAGGTCAACTAGCACAAGAAATTATGTCTCGTTTGCAAAAGGCATATGAATATCTTCCTCTTTGGTTGCAACAAGGCATCATTGTTTGGAATAAAAGAAACATTGAATTAGAAAATGGGTCTAAAATATTTGCCTATGCAACATCAGCTGCTGGTGTGCGAGGCGGTTCTTACAATCTAATCTTCTTAGACGAATTTGCGTTTGTGCCAAAGAACATGGCAGATGATTTCTTTACATCTACCTATCCTGTAATTTCTTCTGGTAAGACAACAAAGGTCATTATCGTTTCTACACCATTTGGTCTGAATCACTTCTACAAGATGTGGGTCGATGCGGTTGAGAAACGGTCAACTTATAAACCAATTGAAGTTCACTGGTCAATGGTGCCAGGCAGAGATGCAAAGTGGCGAGAAGAAACAATACGAAACACATCTGAAGAACAGTTTCGACAAGAGTTTGAGACAGAGTTTATTGGGTCATCTGCAACACTCATTTCTGGTGCAAAACTAAGGTCGATGGCGTTCTTTAATCCACTTTCTTCAATAGATAACTTAGATGTTTATGAAAATCCACAATCAGGCCATCTGTATATTGCAACAGTCGATTGTTCAGAAGGCGTAGGTTTAGACTATCACACAATCAATATATTAGATGTGACACAAGTTCCTTACAAACAAGTTGCAAAGTATCGTAATAATAAGTTGCCTCTATTGTTTTTTCCAACAATTGTATACAGTATTGCGAAACGATACAATGAGGCATTCATTTTAGTCGAAACAAACAATGTGGGTCAACAAGTGGTTGATATTTTACATTATGAATTAGAGTATGAAAACATCTATAAGATTGACCATCATCACATTAAAGGACAAACCATCTCTGGTGGTTTCAAAAGAGCCGCAAATTTTGGCATTAAAACAACCAAGACAGTTAAGAAAATTGGTTGTGCCAATCTAAAGACACTGGTAGAATCAGACAAATTGATAGTCAATGACTTTGACACAATTGCTGAAATGAATACCTTTGTTCGTTTTCGTGATTCATATGCAGCCGAAGAAGGCAATAATGATGACCTAGTGATGGGTCTTGTTCTCTTTGCCTGGTTGACTGCACAATCATACTTCAAAGATTCTACGAATATTGACATACGCCGAGTTCTCATTGAAGAACAAAATCTCTCAGCAGAAGAAGACCTTACACCTGTTGGATTCATTGATGACGGCAAAAGAGAAGAAATTTTGATAGATTCTGGAGATGTGTGGACTGAAAGAGGGTATACATCCTCAATTTTATAAAAACATAAATACAAAATAAAAAGAAATTGACCC